TATTCCTTCCGAAGCCCATTCCCATTTTTCTTTAAACCAAGTTACCACCTTATTCCATATTTCAGATATGTACCCAGAAACACTTGTCCACCCAGCTGCTATTCCTCCTGAAGCCCATTCCCATTTTTCTTTAAACCAAGTTACCACCTTATCCCATATTTCTGATACGAATTTCGTAATACCTTTCCAGGCTTTCGTAATACCTTTCCAGGATTTTTTAAACCATGCACCAATTTTATCGAAAGCTTTTGCTATTTTTTTTGCTCCAAAAAATCCGAGAATTCCACCAATGGCCGCACCAACTAATCCTCCAACAAGTGTTCCAATTACGGGAACGACACTACCAATTCCTGCGCCTATTAGTGCCCATTTTCCAGCGTTTTTGAACGAATTTTTAATTCCACCATCAGCTTCTCCACCCAAGAAACCTCCCAGAAAACCCGAAATTTTACTTACACCCCAATCTGCACTATTCACCCATCCATCGAAACCACTCTTGAGTGCCAGTGCTAATCCCGCAACTATTGCGGCAGGACCCATAAATTTCATAATTGAGGGTCCTAGTAATGTTGTAAACTTTGTTCCAATTGCACCAAATGCTGTTTTAATTCCTGTAAATAAAGTAGTGCCGAGTGTAGCCAGCAATTTTTTTATTCCACCTTTTCCGAATAGTGATCCAATTGAAAGCCCACCCATAATCATTTTCGTTTTGAGGATATCCTTTAGCCCTGATAAAAATCCACCACCTTCTTCATTTTTTTGTTCATCTTGCCAATTTGTAACTAAAACGTCTTGTACAACAGCCTTTTCTTTTCCAGCTCTTGCTTCCTCTTTTCTTGCTTCCAGTTCAGCTTTGGCTACCGTCTCTTGTGATTGTAATGATGACCTACTTTGATTAACTAATGTATTAGCCAAAACAGCAATATTACTCAAATAACTGTTCGTATTTAGACCAGTAGAATGAGATGTTTCACCTATCTGGTCTGTGGTAATATTCAACTTAGTCAGATTATTAGTAATATCATCAAGCTTGCGGTTTTCCGCCTTTTTAGAATCTTCTGATTCGGCCATTTATCTTCCTTGTTTAGCTTTTTGGTTTTGTCTTTCTATTCTTTCGTTTTCTTCTTTTAACCATTGTTGTAATAATAATACATATACTTGTCTTTCAAACGGAACCATATTTTCAATATCAGAAAGACTCCACTTATGATGCTGAATCATGGCGAAGTTTGTTTGAAAATGATTCGCCAGGGAGTCATGACTCAGCGCTATCCGAAAAAAGCGTCAAGCCCCTGTAACATTAATGGTGCCGTTTTTTCACATTTAGGACATATCCATGTAATTTCTTTATTTAATTTGGGCATATCTTCAAAGAAATTTCTAACCTTAATAAATTGTTCAGAATTAAGTGATTCAATAAAATCATTTAATTCTTTTTTGGTAGCATCTCTTGTTTTAAATATTTCTTCACCTTCCCAAATATACTCAATAGATTCCGTAATTAATTTAAATACTTCATCAGCTGTTGGTTCGCCCCCAGTAATATATTTCTGCATTGAATCAAGATCAGGATATTTTAATTTAATCCCAATATCTTCTGTAATATTTATTTTACCATCATTTACAGTAGAAGTATCAACTGTTATTTCACTAACATCAAGATTTACTTCACAAAGTTGTCCGCAGTTTTTTTCTTCACAGTCTATTGATTCTGGTTTTTTTAACTTAATTTGTATTTTATCTCCAACAGATTTTCCTCTAAGCTGAAGGAAAAAATATTCAATATCAAATGGAGCTAAGCTATTGATATCTATTTTACTTTGTGAACATGCTATTAAAACATCTTTTATTGCTTTAGTTACATTTGAGTTTTCACCTTCTAAAGCCATCATTAACATCTTTTCTTCTTTTACAAGAAAAGGTCTGTACTTAATTTTTTTCCCTGTAGAAGGGATTGTCAATTCATAAGTAGGCGTTGCTACTTTTGGTAATGCCATAATAATCTCCTATAATGCATTATGTTGTATTTTTCTATCTAAAAATCTCGTTCTCTACCTTGTCTACCACCACCAGAATCTCTTCCATAGTCATATGAAGATAAGTGTTGGCCGGCTCCGGCGCGCCGAGACCAATCTTTATATTGTATTTGAACTTGAAATTCATAAAGTTCATCATTATCCCAATTAATTTCTGTTTCTTGTAAGGTTAACGGCCAAGCTTCATTTAGTATACAGAAATAATTCTCTTTTCCCACAACAGCAGATTCTTTAGTTTCATCATAATGATATAATCGTATCTCACCCACCATTTTATCATAATATCGCATGTTCCGCGTGCCTCGAGGTTGTATATAATCTAACCAAGCTTCCCAGAATATCTTCGCGGCAAAATCGTTTGTATTATAAAAAGTTAGTGTTATTGGTTCATATACGGCTGCGTATGGTTTCAAAACTTCTATACCATATATTCTGTCTTCTACCGTACTCCATCCCTTTCCGGGAAATTCAGCTGCCTTACATAGAAAAGAAATAGCCTCTGCTCCAGCAGCATGTAGTGCTGTTGGAGGAGTTATTTGAACTGAGAATTTATTTGCTCTAGCTAATCCTCCTTTAATATCTACTTTTTGTAAAAAATCTATAGGATTTAATGACATAGTTTCCTTACGCGTGGATGTTTCTAAATGCGGCAGCACTTTCTGCCCAAACCATTGTTTTATTCATTTTTTTAAATCTTTCTACAGGCAAAAATATAGCAGTTCCCCAATCACTAGGATTAATAGTAACCATTTGTGATTTAATAAACATATTAAGATATCTTTTAATACATGGTTTAGCTCTTTTAAGTTTCGTAAAATTTCCCAAACTAGTATATGTTAAATGTAATCTTGTTGTTTCGTCTAATTCTTTATTATTTGCAAATGCTTGTAATTGATCTAATAATATAGCACGGTCTTTAGGATATAGATAATGAAAATTGATACCTAAAAAACCATCACTATATTTTTCAATTGGTAGAACCAAAGGAAATGTATCATAATAAGGAAGTGTTAATTTATGTTTTGGATTATATACAAAAAAATATAAAGATCCTCGCCTCCAAAATGTAGTTTTTTCTGATTCACTTAAAATTTGTCCGGGTTTTCTTATCCCTCTTAATGAACTTCTTACTACTTGTTGTTTAACTAATTTTCTAAACCACCCACCGGCCGCCTTTGTCCTTACTATTTCAAGACCCGCACGAATAACATTTGTAAACAAGGTTAGTAAAGGAAGGGCCATATTTTTTATCTTTCGTTATTGTTTTTTATACTAAAACTATTTAGTTAAACTGAGAGTATCTTCTGTTATTATACGCCATTCCCATCCTTTAGCTTCACAGAACGATTCGGCCGCCTTAAATTTGGCATTATTGATACCCCAAGTTTTAACTTCTTTAAGATATCGTCTCCTATGCTTTGGGTTTTCTTTTGGCGGCCGGGTCTGTTTTTTTGGTTTGATTTCTACTAAAGATTCACCCTTGAGTGTTTTGACCCAAAAATCAGGATAATATTTATGATATTTGTTGTCAATGGGGGATTTATACGGAATAATAACCTCTTCACTTGACCAAGATAACACTTCAGGTTGCCGATCCAGATAGTTCATAAATTTTAATTCCCAACCGGAACGATAAATAATTTTAGTATGATCCCCTTTGTATTTTTTGTAATTTTGGGGCCGAAATTTTCCTTTGTATGCCATATAAATATATAGATATTAATAATTAAAGTAAGGTAAAAAATTATGTCTGTTCCACAACCATTAAATTGGCCGCCCGAACTAGGTACATCCGGAGGTTCTATCATGCATTGGGTTCATTTTCAAGCTCATGCTTTTAAAGAGAAGAACCTTACCACAGATATAGCACTATTTATTCCTCCTGATGCAATGTCCACGGGATATAAATCAGACTATAAAAATTTAGAAATGGGTAGTGGTGGTGCCGCGGCACTGAAAGCTGCCCAATCCGGAAAAGGCACGGCCGGAAGTATTTGGGAAACAGCAGCTGCTTATGCGGAAGGTACTTTTGGATCAGGGCTTAGTGAACTGAGCTCAAAAATTTTACAAGAGGCTTTGCCAGAACAACTTGCTGCCATGGCAGCACGACACCACGGTAAAGTAGTAAATCCTAATATAGTTTCAGATTATCAAGGCCCCACTTCACAAAGGGAACACAAATTTACTTTTAAAATGATGCCAAAAAGCGAAACAGAATCTAAAACTGTAAGAAACATTGTACGGGGCTTTAAAGTGGCTATGTTACCTTCGGGAGGAGATGCGAACTCACCAACCGCCCCAATTGGTATGTTTGGATATCCAGATGAATGGAAAATAAAATTTACTATAAATGGTAGAGAAGAGGGCGAAAGCGAAGACTCTTCTATATTTAAAATAGGTAAATCAGTATTAACAGATATTGGTTTAGATTATTCTACACAAGATACTGTTGCATTTTATGAGGGCACATCAAATCCCGTAACAACTGAAATGGTATTAACATTTCAAGAAATTGGAATGATGCATCGCACACTTGCTGAAATGGGATTTTAAATAAGGAAACATAAACATGTCAGAATTTTTTTCACATTATCCAAAAATCGCTTATAATATTACAGGTGAAAAAGAACCCTCACGATTAAAGATTGTTATTGATATTATGAATCGAGCAAAAATTAAAAATGTTCTTCTTAATGATATAGTTCAATTTGAGCCATATTCTGTACCTGAAAATGAAAGACCGGATGTGACTGCACATAAATTTTATGGAGATGTGAAATATACTTGGTTACTTTTTGCTGTAAATGAAATGCATGACCCAATTTGGGATTGGCCATTAGGTACAAGAGAATTTGTTTCTTTTGTAGAAAGAAAATATGGTACTCTTTCAGCTGCTCAACAAGGAATACATCATTATGAACGCGTTCTTAGACAGAGAGTTGAGCAAAAAGGTGAAAAGGATGCTATTCCCGCATATAAAATAAAATGTGATTTTACTACCTATAAAGATTTACCAAACAATGAAAGAGATATTATATATTATTATGAATATGAGGTAGCGTTAAATGAGTCTAAACGAGATATTAACATTTTGAAATCAGAATATGCCGCTATGATATTAGCTGAACATACAACTAAACTTTTATAGAGGATTATTATGCCTGAAGAAGCTGGTTTTGGGAATTCTCAATTTTTCCGCCGAAAATCTAAAACAAGTATTACTATACCTGATGATGGTTCTGCAGCAAAAAGTAAAGATTTATTAGCTCCTAAAGAGGGAGGTGTTGGCCAAACTAATATACCTTGGTTTCCCGGAGATTATGAAATTAAAGCTTGTCAATTATATTCTGCACATAAAACAGGTGGTGGGTTTATAGATTTGAGAAATACTTTTTCAGCTTTAAATATTTATGAAGATATGTTTTCTTCCGCTTTACAAATGGATATTACAGTTATAGATGGTATAGGTTTTGAGGAATGGTTACCGATTATAGGTGAAGAATCTATTTATTTAGAAATTAAAACAGCAAATTTAGAAGACATGAGTAAATCTGCAGACAAGATTTTATATGCAGAAGAGGGTCCAGAAGCCAGTTCAGGTGAAAAGCCTCCGGGACCCTTTGTTAATTCTTCTAATGATGGGTTACTCAAATTAACTTTTTCTATATATAAAATATCCGATAAAAAAGAATTAGATTTCCAACAAGGAATGGTAGCTTATACACTGCATGGTGTTTCAAAGGAATATATTGATAATTGTAAACAGAAAGTACAAAGATCCGCTATTAATCCACTCACAAAAGAACCACGAAAAATATCTAATTTTGTACGATCTTTATATAAAGATTTCTTTAAGTGGTCTCCTAAAAAAATATTTATTGAACCTACAAAAAATTTAACTAATTTAATTACACCCAATTTGACACCATTTAAAACTTTTGAATTTTTAGCTTCTAGATCGGTGTCTGCGGGTCAACATGCAGTTGGTTCTAGTTTTGTATTTTTTGAAACTGTTACCGGTTATCATTTTGTTTCTATAGAAACATTGTTCGCGGGAGGTGGAATGGGGTATACTGAACCTGTAGATGATCCTCCGGGGGATAGTCCAAATGAAGGCCTATACACTTTTCAAGAAAGTAGAAGTAAAGAATCTTATACATGGTGGCCGAAAAACATGCAAAACCCAGAAACAGACCCTTCTGGCATACAACAAAGAGCCTTGGAAACAATTGCGATAGATCATTATGAATTCACTTCTAATTTTGATGTGTTGGAAAATTTAACAAAAGGAATGTATGCAAATAAATTATTAACACATGATATAGTTAGAATGAAAACAGACTATGTAGATTTTAATTATATTGGAAAATCTGATCAAGGTTCTACTCAAAGTTTTGCAGAAACAAAAGATGGGCCAGCAGGAATGGTTAGTGTTTCTCCAGTCGCTAAAGACAAGAAGAGTTTTGATGATGGGTTTGCCCATTTAGATAAAGGAGATTTGTGTACATGGCAGCAACACGCATTAGGAGCACCTGAAGCACATATAAATTTTTATCCTACAAATTTAGGTCACGATTCAATACCACATTTTAAGAATGGTATTGGCACAAAGCAAGTAAAACATGGTGGAAAGATGGGGCCATTAAATATTGTACCTAATAGAGTTGAACAATGGATGCAACAACGAACCGTTCAACAACAACAACTTAATAATATAAAAGTACTTATTAGGGCACCTGGTCGATCATGTAGAATGGTGGGTGATGTAATAGATATAAAACTACCAACATATGATAAATCCAATAGAGGATCCGACAAGAAATATACAGCGTCAAAAGAACACAAATACTTAAGTGGAAAATATTTAATTACTAAATTACGACACAATTTTACTAGAGATAAGTATACGGTAGAATTTGAGGCAATAAAAGATTCCTTTAAAGAACCATTAAAAGGAACTGTGGCCGGATCATCTGCTATAATGGATGATGGCACAATAAAAATGAGTGAAGATGGAACGCGAGTAATAGGAGGTTTTTAGTATGTCTTATTTTATGGGAAAAGAAGGGTTTGTCTGGTGGCAGGGTGTTGTTGAAGATCGCCACGATCCTCTTTATCTTGGTAGATGTAAGGTTCGAATTTTAGGTTGGAATACAGAAGAAAAGGTACATCAATCTACTGAATCTTTACCTTGGGCGTATCCTGTTCAACCAATTACTTCTGCGGCTCAAACAGCTGTAGGAACTAGTCCGTTGGGTCCCGTAGAAGGCACATGGGTATTAGGGTTTTTCAGGGATGGTGAATCTGCACAAGAACCCATGTTTTTCGGTACATTTGGTGGTATTCCCGAAAGAGATGCAAAGGGTGAAAATTTACAAAAAGGATTTCTTGATCCTCGGCAGCCTGAAGGTGATGCAGATGCTGCGCCGCTGATGGGACACCCCCTTTTCAGAAATGAAATTCATCCCAGACAGTTAAATTTTAATATGCTTAGTAGGTATGCCGGTCAAGCTGTTCCCCGTGAACCTGCTACAATTATACATAATTCTGATCCTGACCCCACACAACATCCACAAGATGTAACAATATCTGAATATGTTAAACTCAAACAAGGCGCAAAAGCTACTACACATGAGGCACATGTAAAAGGTGAATATTCTAATTTTCCTGTAACACAATTAATTAAAGCTCCTTACGCGCAGTCCCCACCCTTTACTGTTAAGGTGGTTGAGAATCCTATAAGGTCTACATTTCCAGATACCGGATTGTCACCTTTAGATAAAAATATTCCAGAATCATTAATTTCTACTACACGAAATTTAAATTATCTTAAAGAACCCACTACTAACAGATTAGCTAGAGGAATGAGAGGTAATACACTTTATACTGATCCGTGGATTTCAGGTATTGTATATGAGAAGGCTGTTAATAGGGAACAAGGACAGGTAAATATTTCATGTGCATCGGGCCGTACTTGGTCAGAACCTTATCCTCCTTGGGCGGCATTATATCCATATAACCATGTTCATCAAACGGAGAGTGGACATATTATTGAAATGGATGATACTCCAGGACACGAAAGGTTACATTGGTATCATCGTACAGGTACTTTTACTGAAATACATCAAGTAGGTATTAAAGTAGATAAAGTAGTTAATAATTATTATAATATTATTTTAGGACATAGATATACACATATTGAAGCGGGTGATTGTAGTACCATTGATGGTAAACAAGAAGTATTTGTTAAAGGACATAAACACGATAAAATAAATGCTTCTTATCTTATTGATATGGGCAAAGGGCCATTTAGACTTAATAATCCCGGTAATGGAATTAATATGTTGGGTCATGATGTGGCTATTGAAGGACAAGATAGACTTAATTTAGGTGCTACCCGTTTTTATCGACATTCTAAATTTGCACACTCACATACAAAAGGTAAACAAATTGATAGAGTTGTTGGGGCATGGAAAATGCATGCTGGCTCTTTAAGTTTTAATACTGATGGCGGTGCAAGTTTACAAGTAGGGCAGGGATTTTCCGTTAATGCTACGGATTCTATAACAGAAACTATTCAAGGACTGTTACCTTCAATGAAGGCAAGTTATGGAAGAAAAACAACCGCGGTGGCATCCAAAATTGGATTTGAGTGTATTGATAATGTGGGTACGGGTGGTATTGATTTATTTTTAGGATTGGCCGGACTTGGTGCAAGTGTTTCAATAAAACCTTTAGGAAATATAGAGCTGTTATCGAATTTAGGAACTTCAGGTATTAAAGGGTCTGCATTACTAGGAGACATTTCTTTTGAGACTGTAGCAGGAAGTATTAAAGAAGCTAGTTTATTATCTTCATTTGAATTGACTCCTGATGGTGCTGCAAATATGCAGGGATTACTTGGTGAAGTAAGCGTTAGTAGTGCAGGTAAAGTTAAGGTGAAAGGTTTGATAATTAGTATGAAAGAGTTTATGGATGAGATAATAGATATTATAACGGAACATACACATCCGACTGGCACGGGACCATCGGGCCCTCCATTGCCACCAGCATCAGTAAAATTAAGTTTATTAAAATCTTTAAAAGTAGGACAGAGTTTCGAATAATGGCATTAGTTAAAACAGTTCTCCAAAGCCAATTGATGGTGAGATTTGCAGGATATGCTCCAGCCCCAATGAAGCCTGGTAAGGATATTGCAAAGTCATTTGAAATTTATCTGAAAGCAGCTCAGAATGCCGGGGGATTTCCTACTACTGGTATAGCTACTACATCTGCAGCAGGAGCGGCGATTGGTGGAGTTTTTGCAATGCAATTACCAGTTGGAGCATCTATTGGAACATTAGTAGGATCACATTTATTATCTATGGCATTAACATATCAGTCTGGTCAACAAATAGGACCGCCAGTTGTAGCACCATCTCATACACCACAGCTGATAAAATTATTTTCTGGTTATCAATCTTCACCAGCAGCTTTTGCAAAAGAGTTAGCGGGCATATTAGATACATGGACAAAAACATGGGTAGTAAGTGGTTTAATTCCTGGATCACCACCCATTCCTTTTTCGGGACCTTTATCATAGAGAGAAATTATGGCAGGAGCAATACAAAAAGAAATTAATGAAATTGTAGATGAACTAAACGCCGCACCCAATAATCATTTACTTGCACGCGAAGGTATTTTAGATTCTATTACCTTAACACGGGAATTTGCTCAAACTATGTTGAATGCTCTTTGTGAAAAGTTTACTTCTACAACTGGTAATTATTCTCTTGCTCAAGTATGTGAGAATCTTGCACTACAAAGGGCTATATGTTATGGTGCTAGACAAATTAAAACCTCATTTAAAAAATTCGTGTTTCCTTCATATGAGGTTGTGAATGGAGCATTGGGTTTATCTGAACCTAATACTTCTTTTATGGGAATAGCAGCGTCTCATATTTTAGATGAATATCCAATTACATTAAGTAATGTAAATGGGACAACTCAAACTGAGAGTTCTAATACCTTTAGTACGTATATTGGGGATTATTATTTTTCTAGATCCCGAGTTTCCGGAGAATTAGTAAGTATAACTTCTAATTTGAGTCCTTATATAACACCTGATAGCGACATTCCTTTTGGCAATACTATAGCGTGGGGAGGGGATGTATCTGGAGAACAGGCCGCTAATACTTGGAATTATCATTGGGCAAAAGCAAATACTGCTACAGTAAATATAATTAATCCCGGAGCGTATGATGAATTAACAACATTAACTTTATCTGATGAACTAACACAAGGAAGTAATACAGATTATGATCCTGTAGGGCCTCAATATGGAAATATATTTTATTTAAAAAGACATGTTGATTCAATAAACACGTTTACTATCACGGGTACTACTACAAAAGGTAGTCAGGAAATTACTGAGGTATCCAATACGGATATGGCAAAAGTTAAATACTCGGATGTGATAACTTCTAATAATATACCTATGGGTTATTATGGCCCAACAAAGATTGCTTCAGCAAAGGAGACCGAAAATAAAATTAGAATTAGTGATTTGATTTATGATATAGGTACAGTAGAACAATTTATGAATACTGTTACTTTAACTGGCGGAACTTGGCCGATGGAAGTTGATGGTGGTACAATAGAATTTACAGGAGGTGGTAGTGGTACTGTAGTTAGTAGACCAAGTGATATTAAATTAACACTTTCAACTTCAGCAAATATAGAATCAGGACAAACTTTTACTGTAACATATGGTGGGGTTGCAAATTCAAATGGTATAACAACGTTTACAGTTAATAGTGTTCCTTTTAGTCACGCAAAGGATGATATTTTTTGTCAAGTTAAGGTAACAGCTGAGGGCATAGTTAAAAATCCTAACTGGAAACCTATAGGTGATGGAGTTGGTGGATATAGTGGAGCACATATGGCCCCAGATGATACATTAACTGCTAATACATCACAATTTGTAGGACTTTTAGGATTCTTTGATCCAGATAACGGTGTTGCTAATGCGACAAACGATTTGACAAGATCAGCCAGAGATGATTTTTCATCTCAAGGGAAAGAATTTAATGAGACTCAATATCCACTTATAGAAGTAAATCCGCTTAATCCGGCTGTAGGTATTACCCATCAAACATATAAATTCGAAAATAATGAACTCACTGGTACTCAACCAGCATCATTGAGCCGTGATGATGTATATACTGGTAGATATGTTCGATGGGATGTAAAAAGAGCATCGGCACAAGGTGCGGAACCTGAACACAGATATTATACGGATAGTGCCGAGAAATTTTATTATGAATTACCTTGTGGATCACAGTATACTTGTGGTACGGCTACTATAGGTACTACTCATACAATGCCGAACTCAGCTGAACCACCTACCGCAATTACGAAAACCGGGTTATCGGATTGTGTTAGTAGAATACAAGAAACATCCGTATCTTGCGATAGTGTTACTGTTTCTGTGGGTGCTACAGGAGATGTTCCTGCTGATGAAAATACAACTTATCCGGCAAACAGCGGTAGTAACACCTCTACCCCACCTACTGCGAATGTAACCATAGGAAATTTTTATACTCTTGAAGCAAATAATTACATTTATATAAACAGATTACATTATGAGAATGTTACTTCTGGAAACTCTGGTTGGACTTGTACTTTTGATGTAGATACCGCAGTATATCCTTGTCGATATAATTTTGCACAGAAACACATATATGAGGCAGGAGGAACCGCAAACTCTACAATGAATACTGATGTTCAGTTTATAGCCAACACGGTAGACGATTTACAAGCAATAGATGAATTCCGAGATCCTCTTGTTGCCGGGGCCCAGGCTGGCGCGAGTGGAATATCTGATGATGATTTTGATACTTATATTGCTTCAGAACCTGATGATGATTTAGCATTATTATCTGATGCATTAGAAGATTATCGCGATGAACTTTCAGATCAGAATAGAAAAGGAGAAGAAAATAATAATGGTGTGGGTGCAGGTAATTCAAAAGGAACACTTATAACTTTTGCTAACACCACATGGGACGGTTTTCATACCGAATTATCTACTTTTCTTAGTAATTGTAATAAAAGGGTGTCTGAAATTGATGCACGTATTGGTGTACCCACACGTTCAGGAAACCGTGCAACTTCTCGGGGAGAACCTCCAAATATCCGGGTGTCGGCAATTCCTTCATCGAATACAACAGGAGGACAGGTTCCTTATGGTAGAGCGATATATAATAATGTTAATAATTTATTAGGGAAAGACCTTGATTTGTTAGGTAAGTTAATTCAAGATGTACAATCATTATCGACACTGATAGATTTGGTGAGAAAAGCAAGAAATAAATTTGAAATGTTTAATGGTAGAGATAAGGAGTATTAGTCATGGTTAAAGAAGTACCTAAATGGGTGAATAAACCACCACAACGAAACGATCTTAAAAAGTTATTAACCAGTACAAAAAAGTTTGCTGAGATGTATTTAAATGTTCTTAATGAAAAACGAGATGTTTGGATAAATCAATTAGAAAAACAGAAGGAACAAGAGCAAGAGGATAAAGAATAAAATGGCTGATACACCAGAATGGAATAAATACACACTTGCTAATGCGGGTACCATTAAAGATATTGCAGAAACTGCCGCGACTTTAGCTGAACAGATTAAGACTACTTCAGTATTAGCTAATGCCGCTATGACTACTGTGAAGTGGATTGCAGAATTACAATCTGTAAATCCTTTTTTGTCTGCCTTAGATGCTCTGGCAGATGAATTACTTAAAGCTATTTCAGATATAAAAGAAGCTGGATATTATTTTTTACTTGTTGATCCTTATTCACCAAAAAATAATGTAACACCTGTTGCTAGCGAGGGTTTAGGTTTCGAAGTATTAAGAGATGAAGCTGGCCGCCGTATATGGTGGAATTCAACAGCTGATGTTCCTGAAGCAACACAAATACCAGAACCCGTGCCTTTCGGGCCTGAAAGGAGTGCTTATAGCCAAAAATTAGTCTACCCTAGAAAATTGGTAGCAGGAGGATATAATCCTTTAAAGGATAATACCATTGATCCTTTTGCAACAATGTCACCTTTCCCTGTATATAATGCACAAAAAGTTTTAGAAACAATATCTCAAGCATTTTTTGACGAGGGTGATATACCTAAATATAGATCAACGGTTTCGCCTGGCGCGCCTTATCCAAAACCGGGCGATATAGTGTTTGATGATCAAGGTAGTCCCATTTCAGGTTGGGATCCTAATACAGTACCAGAACAGTCACAACAGTTATGGGATTTAGGATCAACAAAAATAGACGGATCTGCACATACCGCGGCAATCAATCAAGGTACAGGATGGAAAACACAAAGACAAAAAATTAATATGCAAATCAAGTGTGGGAAACCCAATGTTCAAGGTAATACAGAATTTGGAGGGGGTTCATCGGCTCTTGTTTTTATTATAGGAGCGCCTTCATATAAAATATTTGCCGAAAGTTTTAATGCATTTTCTAAACTTTTTGCTGATGTGGATGCACTTCAAGCCGGTGTAACACAAAGTATTATGGATGCATATAATGCTATTGTGACCCCCGAACCACAAGTTATAAAATTAACTATGTGTGATTCAAAATATAATTTATTTGCTGTTGGTGATGTTATACGAGGTCAAAATCATGGGGGTTTAGGTAAGATAATATCAGTAAATTCTTCTGCTACTCAAGCAACTACAATAGTTTCTACTGCAACATATTTACAAACAGATGATATTGGTAATACGAGAAGGCGCCGTGTAGAAAAAGATATGAATGCAGACAGCCGATTTATGGATATGGAAGTTACTATAACACCTCTCCCCACCAAAGAAGCTAAGGGAATAGAAAATTTCACACCTCAAGATAGTGTTTATGAACAGGAAGCTAAAGGTACTTGGGGCACGGGTGACCAAAAACACCCAAATTATATGATTAAAGGTGTTGAAACAATGGACGAACCCAAAGCTTTGTCTCAAACATCTGAAAAACAGGCCAAAAAAGCATATTCTCCTCAATCAAAAAGAGTTTATCCGAAATATGGTACAGTAGCTATGCAAAAATTACAAAACCCACCAGATAGTACAGCACCGGATTTTGAGGGCATGCAAATTGGGACATTAATTCCTATGTGGAATGAAGTTTTTGAAAGTATTGAAGGTTATATAGAACAAGTGAAAGGTTATATTTCTACCCCCGCAGATTTTATTCAAGACATGATTGATAGCCTCAATGAGGTTATAGACTTTTTAGAAGAGTTAATAAAAACAATCGAAGATTTCTTAAAATGGTTTGAAATAGATTTATCTACTATGGGAATATATGCTCTTTATATAGAAGACCAACAAGAAGGAAATAAGGGGTTAGCGAACCAAATAACATCCGCTCCGGGTCTTCCGGATAATTTAGATTATGCAGCTGGTGTTGTACTTGTAGGAGTTGAAGTAGCAGGATTTAATGCTCTTGATGAAATCGCCGGTCCCATTTTTAAACCGTAGTGATAGATAGGATGGAAGTAAAAGTAACTAAATAATACAGAGGATTATATGGCTACAACAAACGGAAAAGATTATATAGATTTTGATATGGACATGACTCCACATCCTGCCCATGGTGACTTAACACAAGTTAAAAAAAATAATGTTATTAATCGTTCTATTAATAATATAACAAAAACTAATGCTTATGAAAGATTATTTCAACCAGATATACAGGGGGGAATATCAAACCTTTTATTTGAAAATTTCGGCCCCTTGACAGATAATAGACTTTCTAAAGCGATTAAGCATGCTATTCAAGTATATGAACCTCGGGCAATTGTGAAAAAAATAAAAGTCTTACGACAAGAAGATGATAACGCTTATCAAATTTATATTGAATATCAACCAGACAATAGTTCAGAAATTGAATCTACAGAAATCTATTTGGAAAGGGCATAGAAAGACATGGCAAGTACAGAAGGAAAGCTCAATATAGCAGAATTAGATTTTACACAGATTAAAGAAAATCTTATAGGATTTTTACAAAATCAATCTGAATTTGTTGGTTATAATTTTAGAGGATCTTCTTTTGATGTTCTTCTCGATGTATTGGCATATAATACACATTATAATGCTTATTATGCTAACATGGTAGCAAATGAAATGTTTTTAGATTCAGCTACACTTAGAAATTCAGTAGTTGCACGATCAAAACATCTTGGTTATCTTCCTCGTTCCGCGAAAGGATCAAAGGCTCTCGTTAATTTTACAATAACACCTTCAGATGATCCCGCTGTAATAACAATTCCTAGATTTACTCAATTTCAGGGTGATGTGGATGGTATTAATTATATTTGGTGTACCTCCGATTCTCATGCAGTTAATATCAATGCTAATCTTATCTATACTGTGTCTGATGTTGAATTAACTCAAGGCATTCCAATTTCTTATAGATACACGGCAGCAACGGCAGATGTTGACCAAAGATATCTTCTTCCTAATGCAAATATTGACACAGATACTTTAACAGTAACAGTACAAACTTCTGAAACTGAATCTGCGTCTTTTGCATATGATTTAGCAAATGATATTACTACTGTTAATTCTACTTCTAAACATTATTTTCTAGATGCTCAAGATGATGGGTTGTTTGAAGTACAATTTGGAGATGGGATATTAGGTAAAGAAATTGCAAATGGAAATATCATTACATTAGCGGGATTAGTAACAGATGCTGGGGCAACTAATGGATGTAAAAGCTTTTCTGTTGTATCATCCGTTGGTGGTTATTCTAATGTTCAAATAATTACTTCATCTGCAGCCGGCGGTGGTGTTGCACAGGCGGATATAGAAGAAATTAAATTTAATGCACCCAAAAACTTTGACGCACAGAATAGATGTGTTACAGTATATGATTATGTTAGTCTGGTTAAAAGAGATTATCCTGCTGCACAGTCAGTAGTAGCTTGGGGCGGAGAAGATAGTGATCCACCTATATACGGAAAAGTTTATATTGCAATTAAACCGAGAGTTGGAAATGTTTTATCTACAGCAGCAAAAGAACGCATTGAACGGTCAATATTAGCTAAACGAAATGTTGTGGGTGTAACTTCTGTGGTTGTGGATCCAGATTATGTATATTTAGGATTAGATTCTACAGTAAAATATGACTCTTCTTTAACTTCTAACAGCGAAGCAATATTAAAAAAAACAGTAACATCTACAATTAGGAATTTTGGTGCCTCAAATTTAAAAGATTTTGATAAAGCATTCAGATATTCTAATGTAATTAAATTAATAGATGAAGCTGAAGTTTCTATAAAAAGTAATCAGACAGCGGTATCATTAAAAAGATATCTTTATCCTTTAATAGGATCTACTGCTGCATATACTCTAAAATTTTCTAATGAGATATATCATCCTTCTAATACTTTTTGGGGATCAATAACCAGTAGTAAATTTTCATATCGTGATACTGCAAATACTGTATGGGAAGATTGTAGATTTCAAGATGAAAATGGATATATTCAAGTATATAGAAAATTTGGAATAGATAGAATTCTTGTTGCTAACAATATAGGAACCATTACATATTCAATAGGACAAATAAACCTTACAGGATTTTTACCGGAGGCTATAGGTACTGTAATAACAGGTAATACGGAACCTATGACGGTTTCTATTATTCCCGCCTCATCAGACATAAAACCTGTCCGTGAACAAATTTTATTAATGGAAGATAGTGATATTAGTGTTACCATGTTAGATGATTCACCATCTGGAACATATATTGAAGGAGTACATAGTACTGTAGATGGATCAACATTACGTACGGGATATGAGAAATAATTTATGGCTGATAAAATAAAAGAATCGAAGGACATTTCAGCATTAATAGAAACTCTAGTACCTGAATTTGTAACTGCCGAACATCCGAAGATGAAAGTCTTCATTGAGAAGTATTACGAATTCATGGAGTCCCATCAGGTTTATTTTGAAGGTATTGCGTTTAATGAATATAAACTTGTGCAAGAAGGTGAAGATGATGCTTCATTAGAACCTGACTATTGGATTTTAGAAGATGAAATAAATAAAAAATTAATGCCCAATGGTGATCCAAATGAATTTTATGATCCTCGTGTTTTAGAAGGTGGTATAGTAAACCACAGACTACAATTAGAAACTCCACGCGATACCTCAAAAGATGACCAACTACAATTTATAATAGGTGAACTTGTTTATGGTAATACTACTGACGCAGAAGCGGTTGTTACTGGCATATCTAGTAATACTGTTGCATGGTTAAAACCCACCACTAAAACAAATTTCATATATGGCGAAGAACTTACAGGTGTATCTTCCCGTGCTTGGACAACATTTGCAAATGGTGTTACAGCTGGTGTTTTTTCTGAGGGTTCTATAGAAGGTTTTCGTACAAGAGGGCCAATTGCTGCAACTAAAGAATTAAAAGATTTTCAAGATATTGATACTACTGTTGAGGGATTGATTGACTCTTCTTGGAAAAAAGAATTTTATACTCATGTTCCCAAACAAGCGGAAACAGATAGAAGAAAACTTCTTAAAAACATGAAAGAAGTGTATCGCGCAAAAGGCGGTGAATCTTCTTATGACTGGTTATTTAGAGCACTTTTTGCTTCACAGGATGTAGACTATTATTATCCTAAAAAAGATTTGATGAGATTGTCCGATGGTAGATGGACAAAAGATAAAACAGTTAAAGTTTTAACGGATACAGCAAATAATATACAGTTATTTGAAGGCAATGAAATACGGGGACTATCTTCTAACGCAACAGCTATAGTAGAAAAAACAATCACCAAAACTGTGGGCCAGGTACAAATTACTGAATTGTTTTTGTCTAAGATTGTAGCAGGAACCGCCGAAGACGGCATTACAGGATATTTTAGAAAGTATGAAGGTGTTGAAACTGAACCCAATGCTAATAATGATATAGCTCGTGGATTTTGTTCTGGTATTGTTGAGGATGTTGTTATTAATTATGGTGGTACAAATTATGAAATAGGAGATCAAATTCAATTCGTCTCGGGTGGTGGAGCAGAAGCTAGAGGAGAGGTTTCTAGTCTTGTAAATGATATTCTTGAAGGGTTTCGTATAATAGATGCCGGTGATGGATATTGTGTAGGAGATGAATTAGATTTTATTGACGGTGGTACAGGAGGAGAAGGTGCTAAAGCTACTGTGGGTTCTATTATTTCCACAGGAAAAATTTTAAAAAATGATCAAGTGATTAGAGGTGTATCAAGTTTACCAATTAGTTCAAATAATGTTAATAAACCATTATACGCAAATTCTTCACATACATTTACTGTTGAGATTAAAGAAGACTCTGGTTCAGTTTTTGATGTTTCTGGTTCGTTTTTTACCTCACAATTTTTTAATGTGGGTGATCTTATTCGAAAACAAAAAAGAATTAATAGTGATGAAGTTTATACTACTGATAGTATAGGAATTACTTTAACACAATCTGGTACTACTGTTACCCTTTCTGATCCTCTTTCTACTGAAGAGGTAAAAACGTTTATAGGCGGAAAACTTACTTATGCAAATGGTAATAATAATATTATTGCTGGCCAAGGAAATACAACTACATTTTATACTAGAGATGCACATACAATAGCAAGTGATGAAGATTTTAACATTTATTATGGTGATGAATCTATTAATGCTCCTAGTGGAACAGTAGTGGGCGCTAATAGTAGTGTTCTTTTATATACCCTCAATTCTGTATATATTGATGAATTAGGAAACCAAACAATAACTAATTTTTCAAACAATGATACTTTTATTTTATATGATACTTCACGCAATACACTTTGGGGAACACCAAATGCGAATAGTAGTGACGCGGCTTTTACACATACAGGGTTTGTTTTTGATGTTAGTAATACTCCGGCAAGTGTTAATGGTTTTTCGGTTACCTTAGGTGATGCATTCGCAGTAGGCGGAGGATATGTTCAAAATCAAGTTAATACAACTTTTAATGTAGCTCCAATATTATCATATACTGAATATGAGTTTGGTTCTATTAATTCTTTAGCAATTACTAGTGGAGGAAAAGGATATAACCGTGTACCCATAATTACAGTTGCTAATACTTTTATGACAAGTATGGGTAATAGTGGAGAACATACAGGTGATATGAACTCCCTTCTCAATGTTAATTTACATTCTTATTCTACAGGAACAATAACACAATTAGGACAAGAATTAACATTAAGTGGCGGTGCATTTCCTGCTTCCAATAATAATTTATTACACATAACATATGCTAATGGATTTGAAGATTATATTACCTCTGTAACTAATACTACACATGTAAATATGACGACCAGTACGTCCATTTCAACTCCGGAAACATATACACTTACATATATGGCGACAGCAAATGGATTCTCACCTAATGACCTTATCTATAATGATGATTATTCTGCTAGAGCACGTGTATTAGATTTTATAGATGAACCTGCAAAAGTTACATTTCCTAGGTCAATAGGAAAAACATATGAAGGATCTTATATAGAAAGACCGGGACAAACTGGCTATATGAGAAGAAATATCTTGAATGGTAATTCAACCATTCGAGTAGATATGTTAACCACCAATGATTTTACAGGAACATTTTCTCATATATTAGAAGAGGGTACAGCAACCGCTGAGGGAACACATGATAGAATAACCTTTGAAGATGGCGGTTTAATGTATCCAGAAGATGCTTTAACTTTTATATTAATGGAAGATAGTGAATATACTCATGTAGTATATGAAGATGGTGGCCGGACCTTTGGTGAAGATGTTGGAAGTGATCGTATTACCGCTTTTGATGGATTAACTACAATTACATATAGTACAGGAACAATTACTCAATCTGGTAATGTTATTACAGCGTTTGATGGGTCAACAATTTTTCCCAATGAAACAGCATATGGCACATTTTTGTATGCTAATAGCTTATCTGCAACTATAACAGAATATACAAATTCTTCTTCAATTATAGTTGATAGTTCACGAACTATATCTACGGCGGAAACATATTCTATTAATTATAATCCAGCAGTAACTTTTGGTTCTGTAGATAATATTACTGCTGTTTCTTATGAAGCTAATACATCTCCATTTTATCATCCTAGTCAGTTAGTAGTAGTAACAGAAACCGGTCACACAAAAACAAATTCAGATAAAGTTAAAATTGACGGATCTACCAATAAAATTTTTAATGGTACTTTCACAGTTTTTCCTATCGATTCAAATACTTATAGTTATGTACTTCCCGAATCAACTAGCTTACAACCTAGTTCCGGACTTACAGCGAAATTTGTACGTACTTCATTTTTAGCTGCATCGAATACTACGGTTGTAGATACTTCATTGAAGGGTAATAATGCTGTAGTAGAGGTTTCTAGTGTAGCCGCTGGGTCAATTAACAGTATAGACATTATGAATGTTGGTGCAGGATATTCTTCTTCTCCAAGAGTTTTGGCCGCATCCGGTAATAATAATGCACAAATTGAAGCTGTTGTTGGTGCTTTTGCCCAATATCCCGGAAGATATATTGGCACACAAGGTAGGTTGAATGATGCTCCTAAAATTCAAGACAGTAGATATTATCAAAGTTTTTCTTATGTTTTGAAAGCTCCTATTGATACTACAACATACCGTGCACATGTAGATAGGATGGTTCATCCGGCCGGAATGAAGATGTTTGGTGAGTTAGCAATATCCCTTAAACTTTCTGTAGAACTTTTTAAATCTGGAGTACATACCGGATCAGACGGATTACCGAAAGATGTTGATGATTACGATGATTCAGGATATGAATTGGGTCGTCCAGATTATTTACATTTACATACTAATCGATATCATCCTATTATTATATTCCATCAACCACCGAATCTTGATGGTACTATTTCCACATATTTACAACCAGAGGTTGAAGTATTTACACATGATGCACCACATCATGCAATGGATGGTAGAATAGTACATAGAGGAAATGTAAATCTTATAAGAGAAGATTTTAGAGATGTTGAATCGATGACACGTTCTAGTGCATCGATGTTATCGTTTATAATGGGAGAACCTGCTCGAGGAACCTTAGATGAACAATACGAGGTAGGGGAAACAGTTTATCAAGGAGCATCATACTTTACTAGAGTTAGAGAGGCTACAGTAGCTGGTTATAATCATGCAGATAAAACATTAAATCTTATTGATATGATTCCTGATGAAGATTTTGATTTAACAGATTTTATTGTTGGACATATTTCAGCCGCTGATTACGCTATTCTTGAAGAAACGACCCGTCCAATGGGTGATATCACCGAATTAGAACATGATATTCAAGTTGGAGATGAAATACAGATTACGAGAGCGGGAGGTGGCACAGCTGATTTTTGGAATGGCAGTTATATAATTCAAACTGTTCCAGACTCTAATACATATCAAGTCTTTTTGAGTAGATATGGAAAAGATGGTAATCCTTATGGTGATCCCGGGGAAGGTGCGCAAGCTACAGCACAAACCGCATATGGTGGAAGTTATCTAAAAGTAGAGACAAAAGCATTATCAAATGTTTGGAGAACTAGTTCTACCAATTATGGATCACCTTTTTCTGGAGATATTCTCCATGAAGATCATGTAATAGATGGTGTAACATATAATTTTAAGACACTATTAGAAGAGGGTGATACATACTTACTTCCAATGGTAGAATTTCCTGAAGCAGAATCCGGAACAGTTTCTATTGATATGAGTTTTAGTAGTGATTTACTATTAGAAGATCATATTAATCCAGATACAGCAATGCACGAAACCGGATATGTTCTATCAGAAAATCATGGAGCAATGGGAACTGGCCCGACACGATATGTTGGTTTAGAAGATGATACAGAAGGAATTGAATGGAGTTATGAACGGGGATCTCTCGGACATGAAACATTAAGTATTCCTTATATGGAAACAACTGTGATGCCTACAGTATATGAAAATATGGGCCGCAATTTACAATTAGAAGATGGTTCACATTTTATAGAAGAGGGTGATGAAACATCTCGTCCGTTGTCTCGATTTATGATAGAGGATAGTCATCCTGGCTTGCGTTCAACAGAATATGAACATGGTAAACGACCCGTTGGAGAAATTGAATTTGAAATTAAACAACATCTTGGTTGGAACTTTTTATTGCAAGATGGACACACACGTATAATTTCAGAAAATCCACACGAAACAGAATTATTCCTTACAGAGGAAGATTATTTTAAAACAGAATATGGAGAAGTTGAATTTGATTTATATGAAAATATAGGAGATAATTTACGATTAGAAGATGATTCACACATGATTGAAGAGGGTGATGAAACATCTCGTCCGTTGTCTCGATTTATGATAGAGGATAGTCATCCTGGCTTGCGTTCAACAGAATATGAACATGGTAAACGACCCGTTGGAGAAATTGAATTCGATCTCTATGAAAGTCAAGGATATAAACTACAATTAGAAGATGAAATTTCTCATTTTATTGAAGAGGGTGATGAAACGGCAAATGGTCAATGTGTACGATTCATCATGGAAGATCAACTTCCCGGTTTACATGCTACTGAGTATGAACATGGTAAACGGCCGATCGGAGAAATTGAATTTGAATTAGTACCTGATAATACACGAGCATCAATAAGTCAACATGAGGAACAAGTTGAGGTACACTTAGTAGCAGATCGTTCTTATTTTAATTGGCATCTCATGACAGAGGATGATGATAATCTCATTTTTGAAGAGACTGCAGCAAATCAATGGGAACTTGGAACAAAATTAGCTATAGAAAATAACTACCTGAAAGCTTTTAATTTTCCACAAACTGAATGGATGATAGATCAAACTACTTATCTTGCAGATAATCCATTGCGTGTATATAAAATACATCATGTCATGAACCAACTCGCGGATAGTGAATGGATGTCTAGACAAATCGGAACTCAGACTTTTGGTTGTCAGGTTGGTAGAGCAAGAGGTTCTAGACAAAAATATTTAGATGGTAGTGGAAATCCCGGACATTTTGGTGAAGATCGAACATTAGATGGTGATGCTTATAGACAAAATTATGGTGAGGCTGGTAGTATACCTTCTGGGCCGGGACTTAACATGAACCATCCGGGCCGGATTGGATTATTTAACCAGTATTGGGAGTTAATGTCTATTCATCATCCGATAATGCTTACGGGTCCGGCATGGTGGAAAAAATTTGAGTTGCCAACAACAGCTGTTTCTAGTACACCCATAATAACACATAGTCTAACCGCTAATACTCAAGTAGAACAATTTTTTTCAGAAGTTGGAGAAAAAGAACAACAAAGAAAAGTACAAGATGGGTTTTTCGAACTTGAAACATTTACAACTGATACAGGTACAGGATATTTTGTTTTAGAAGAATTTCGTTCTACAGGTGATGGTAGAACAGGAAGAATTCTTACCGATTATGATATATCAATCAAAAGTGTAAGTAGCTCTTCTACTACATTTATTTCACCGTCTGGCCAGATTTCAATGGCGGGTGGTAGTACAACTTTAAACGGAACAAACACATTATTTCAATCAGAACTTTCTCCAAATGATATAATTCAAACTTGGCCAGAAAATGTAATTATAGAAGAAGATGAGGGTATAATTTTTGAATCCAATGAACGAATAGAACATGAAGATATTACTATGTCAGGATTGGTAGAGTATTCTGGTGGAAGAAATATGTCCTATTATTGGAACGTACCTTTGGAAGACATTGTATGGTTTATAGCCACAGAAGAAACTAGAGGTCATTGGGGTAATTATTGGCCTGGTACAGGGTATGATCAGGAATCTAAACAAGACGATCCCGGCTCTTATTGGATGGTGAGTGAATCTTCTTTGTCAGAACAAGAAATAGAATTAGAAATAAATACTCCTGATGCGGGAGCTGTAGGAAATAAAGTAGTCGCAGCTGAAACCACATGGGATCAACAAAATTTACTTCTAGAAGACGGAGGTAATTTATTATTAACAGACCAAGCAGAGTTTAGAATTGAATCTATTACAAATGATACATCTGCAATAATAACACGGGGCAGTATCGATGGTACCGGATCCGTGCCATTTTGGAAACAATCAATCGAAACTGAGGTAATAGCTTCCGTTTCAGGTTTACATTATTAATTGTATAAATATAATGAGATTGAAAATTTTAACAAAAACATTAATATAATTCAGGAGGAGCAATAAAATGCCTGCTATAGTAACCAATAAATTTAGGATTCATAATGCAAAACAGTTTGTAGAGGCATTTAATGAAGTCGCAGCTACATCTGGTGATGCAATGGTGGATTCTAGTGGGTTATTAACTACCAACATGTATCTTTTCATTGGTAAGGTAACCCCATGGACAGACGACACACAACCCCCTACTCCCACAGATTCAGTATCTAATACTGTCTATAATCATTGGCGCGATATGATTGCTGCCAAGAGGATCGGGCCAGCTGATGTTAGTCACGTTGTACCTAGGTATAACTGGACATCAGGACAAAACTACTTTGCATATACACACGCAAATAATACATTATTTGATCAGACATTTTATGTTTTGACCGAAGATTATAATGTATATAAGTGTCTTGCAAATAACAACACCGGAGGCACTTCTACTACGCAACCTTCGGGTACAGGAACCTCCTTTATCACCACGGGTGATTCATACAAATGGAAGTTCATGTATCAAATTTCAGCAGCAAGAGCTCTAAAGTTTGTAACTCCGAGTTACATGCCTGTACAAAGAGTACGTAAAGCTAACCTTGCGATTGCTAATACTTCAGATTCCTCAATGCAGTATGATGT